TACCAGGGATACCACCTTGGAACTCTGGCTTATCATGTACTGGGGCTTCATTAGGAACTGTTCCGATTGGCTCAGTATACTCCGGTAATTCTCGCACCTCTGGGATTCCGGGGATACCGCCCTCAAATTCTGGGATGTCAACTTTTGGTGCGTCGTGTGGAATTTCAAAGGTTGGTTCTGGTTTGTTTTCACCGCTTGCGTCACCACGGCCGCCAACCAATTGAACCTTAGATGTTGAGATAGCCCCAGCATCTACCGCTACCAGCGTAGCCTTGTTCGTTGGGTTAGTTGAGTCTTTAACCGCTGACTTCAAACGTGTTTGATAGTCAATGTACATAATGCGGTTGAATTCCTTGAATTTAGCGTCAAATCCGTCTGCTCGGACGTTCCAACTTTCAAGGTAATCCTTAGCTGAATAGTCGATGCCAGTCCACTTAACAGGATCTTCAACAAAGTAGATGTTTTGTGAGCCGTCAACGAACTCTTGATTATCTGACCAAGTATCAGACAATAATGCATTGTTAAGCACTTGGCGGGCAGTGTTAAGACGCAAGGTCCAATTGATGATTTGTGGGTTATCTTTATTTTGGCTACCCCATTTTGAAAGAAGCTCGTCTGTTGGAAGCGGTCCTTCTTCACCAATGGTGAATGTCTTAACAGTACCGTCGAAATTCACTGTTACTGGTTTACCCGGTTCAACGACATCAAGCCATTTCGCATCGAATTTTAAAGACATCTTTTTATTCAAAGGGTGCTCAGTGAAATAATTGTTAAATGTCGTTGTGATCACTCGTGTCTGAGCGTCAGCGTTGGCTTTACCAACGACATTCTCGTTGTTGTAAACGTCGAAATCAAAGCTAGTCTGCAAACCAATTTCTTTAGGTAGTTCAGTTACAACTTTGTCACCTTCGTTGACAGCCATGCTATCCGGAAACTCAATATCTTTGTACTCGACCTTGAATGGTGAGTATTTACCAGTGCCATTAGGGAAGTCTACTTGTACGTTAGGGTTTTCGACGGTGATAGTGTCACCCTCTTTGACAACACTTGTAGGTGCTGTTTCGACTGGTTGAGTAGTTTCTGTAGTTGTAGCTGGTGTTTCTGCAATCGGTTGAGATTCTACCGGTGCTGGTGCCAACACTTTTGGTGTTTCAACTGGTGCTACTGTTTCAGACGGTGTCACAGTGACATTTCCAGCGTTGTCAGCCGTATAAACGTTAGACACTGCTGGTTGAGCGTCCACCACTGGCTGTGTTGCTTCGTCCGCTGATACTGACCCTGCACCGATAAGCAATGCTGTAGCAAGTGCGAGCGTGCCACACAAGCCATAGGCTTTGCTTTTAGTGAAAGATGGTTTTGCAATTGTTTGTGAAATCATGGTATAATCTCCTTAGATGTTATTTCTAGCACAGGCCCTTACCTGTGCTTTTTTAGTGCTTCAATCCGCACCCATCGCCCACCGTTTCATGTTTTTTCAATGTTTTATTAGACTTATGAATGGGAAAATTAGGAAAAAAGTAATTTAGTAAAGATTTTTTGGGGAAAGGTATAAATTACACTCCACGGTGAGCCGTGGCTACGGATTGAAGATGGTAATATTATCGGTTTCCGTATTTTGCCAATAGCTCACGCTCACGTTGTTGGCGTGCTTCATATTTGCGTTCGTTTTCCTCGTATGGTGTCCATACTGGCTCAAAGAAATATTCTTGTTGTGGCTGTTTTTTTGACCAAATCCAGTTAAATAGTTTTTTTGGTTTCATTTGTTTATTTCCTTTCGTGGTACAATTGAGTTATCCCAATGAAGGGAGGTGGAATTATGAGCGAACAATTCGATGCATTTAAACAAGCAGCTGACAAGGCACTAACCGAATTTGCGGGCGGTTCTGATGCTATCGTCAAACTTGTTGATGAATTACTCAAAGCCCAAGCAGTTGATCTTGAAACTTCATTCAAGCTTCAAGAAGTTGATAAGCTTAATGCAAAGATTTCTAAACTCGAGAGCCGAGTTGCTGAATTGAATGATCAACTTTCTCGACACGATAAGTAGCTTCATTCAACCGTTTTAAAGTAGAAATGCGCTCTTGCTCAACGCTGGCATAGAATGCTTCTCTAGCTTTAATCCATTCCTCTAGCAATCCGCTAGGGGTTTTTGTTATTTGCCGTGAATACGGCCATCTTGTTGGCCTCATGTTGCATTGTATTTCCTTTCTTCTATTGCCCAACCGCACCAACGAACTAACGAAGCATTTAAATATAGGAGTCATCGTTAATGATATGTTTACGTACTTACCGTCAGCCACTTGGTAGGCTTTTTTGTTGATATTGTTTAAAAAGGATAATTATTTTTGCTCCGTTAGCTCACTGCTACGGTTGGGATATTAGTGCTAGGCAATCTCTTGCCAGTGTGTGTTATTTGAATCTGTTTCTAGTTTTCCATTCGATGAAGGACTTAAAGCCTTCATAGTTAATGAAAACCAGTTTATGTGTTGGGTTGAATACGTAGTCCCGGAAGTCTTTGTTATCCCTCATTTCTCTGATGAGGTTCTTCGCCATTGACTTCCCAAGACCTTCCCACCGTTGCATGAGGTGGTCGTAGTCTCCCCACTCAGCCGTTTCGTTAACTCCGGCTGGTTTGTAGGTGATTTCTTGCATTTACTTTTCCTTTCTAAGTTTTGTATAATAGAGACAATAAAAACGATTGGAGAAGAATTATGATATTTCAAGCAAAAATAAGCTCTTCTGTTTCTAGACCTGTAACCGTTGAAGACAGCTGTCCGATTTGTAAAAAACCAACCAATCCAGACCTAGTAAATTCTTCTTATTTTCCCCTCACAGAAGATGAAACACATTTGGTATTAACATTTAGATGCTTAGGTTGTAAGCACTTCTGGACGGAGGAATTTATAGCTTATGTGATCAACTCATACGACAGAACATACGAAATTAAACACATCAAAGTAATTCCTAATCTTCCAAGCGATATACCTATATCTGACGATGTAGAGATGGTTTCTCCAATCGGCAAGCAAATCTATGTCCAAGCACTGAAAGCCGAGTATGAACAATTAGACCACATTGCAGGTATAGGATATCGAAAGGCACTTGAGTTTTTCGTTAAAGATTTCTCCATCGTTACCAACCCTGATGATGAAGGTAAAATCATTAAAATGTCGCTAAAACAAGTTATCGAAAAATATATTAAGGACGAAGACCTTAAAACATTCGCTCTTGCATCTGCTTATATTGGCAATGACGAAGGTCATTACTACAGAAACAACCCCGACAAAGACTTTACAGACCTAAAGAACTACCTTCATGGAGTTATTCACTACATGGAAATGAAACTCAATTTTCTTGATGCTCAAGAACTTGTGAATCGTTCGAAGAAATCTTAGAATCTAGTTCATCCAACTTCTCAGCTATATATGTCACAGTCCTCAGTATTTCATTGAGGGCTGTTCTTTCTAGTTCATTCATTGTTTGTTCCTTTCATAATTTTAATTTTTTGGTTCAAGTTCTTGAACTTTATAGGCAAAAAAATATTCGGCAATCTCATCTTGTGAGATTTCTAATAGTTCAGCAGCTTTTACAATTTCATCTTGTTTCCACTTTGCTTTACCGTTGATTTTAAACGAAAATGTTGTAGGAGTTAAGCCAATAGCTTTCGCAAAATCTCCTTGAGTCTCATATTTTTCTTTGATGCGACCTTTTAATTTAGCATAGTTAAATCTCATTGAGTTCTCCTTTCTAAGTTCAATCTCTTGAACTTTATGGTTTTATTTTAATCCTTCTCTTTTATTTTGTCAACAGTTTTTGTTCATTTTTTTGAACTTTTTTTAGATTTTTCTTGAACTTTTTTGTTTTCTACTATATAATGAACCCATAAAGGAAAAGGAAAAAAATATGAAAAATACTACTGCTTCACGTTTGCAGCAAATTATGAGCGAACGGAACTTAAAACAAGTTGATATAATTTCTCTTTCGAAAGCTCATCAAAAAGAACTAGGTGTAAAACTCGGAAAGAGCGCTTTGTCTCAGTATATCAATGGGAAATCAACACCAGACCAAGAAAAGTTAGTGTTACTTGCTAGAACGTTGGGAGTGTCTGAAGCGTGGCTCATGGGATACGACGCCCCTATGACCGACGACCCACAACCTAATACCCATGACATCGATGAAATCATCGACAACGCCATGATGTTCGACGGTAAACCGCTGACTGAGGATGACAAGCGGGCTATCCGTGGCATTATTGCAGGTTATATGAGTAGTAAGGGAGAATAGTATGGTAAGTGTCGCTACGAAGTCAAATCCATTTAAAGAAAAGATTGCTGGAGTCAAACTTTTTGAAGCTGACAGCGGTGACGAACTTAGCACATTAAACAACTTATCGAGTTATCCGATAGGCGTGGCGCTGAATTGTTCTATAGATTTCTTTAACATCCAACCCGAAACGAACTACACGCTAGTAGTTACTGCAAATTTCCCAAGTAGAGAGCCTTATCTTGTCCATGCTACAAACGTCTATATACCAAAGTCAAGCATTTTAGCTCCCGATAACGAGGGCTACGGGAAAGCAGCCGGGGATTTTACCTTTGATTTAAATTTGATGGAAAAAGGGGATTTGTTCCTGTTGTTCGCTTTGATAAAAGGTGGCGAGGCTACTGATACATTTTACTGCTACTACTATTTCGGGGGTGGTATGAATGAATAACACTCAAGATATCGAAGTTCCTGAAACAAATGCCACTGCAAGCGCTAGACCGTCTAAGGTGACTTCTATAAACTCTAGCAAAAGAATCAACACCCAAACACCCCATGCAAGTGATATAATGGATTTACAAAATCAAATAGATGAGGTAAGACAAATGGCTATTGACTTGTATCGTGAGCTGGATATTCAAGCGCTGGAGCAAAGATTGGAAAAGAACGAAGAAAACACTCAACATTTCCTTCAACAAACAGCCCAGAGCTTAAATCAAGATAAGACTGAGCTATCTCTTCGCACTGATCAGTTAGGGCGTCGTATTGAAAAAATTGAAAACAAACTAGACGACATGTACGCCAAAAACGAACTGGACTTAAAATTCCAGATGATGGACCAAAAGATTGACGCTAAATTTGATACCTTTGGTCAACGCATGGAAAACATGTTCTTAGCACAAACCAATAGGCAACTCGAGGAACAAGCCAAGAATAGAAAAGAATTCACTTATTGGTTTATTGGTATCCTTGTAGCTCTTGCCGGTATTGCTATTCCTGTCTGGTTCGGCAAATAATATCATCAAGGCTTGAAAATTCAAAATCTTATTGACTGAATGCAAAGGTATGCATCTGATTACACGAAAATACCAGAACTGGTTAAAATGTTTACTTTTTTGTAAAAACATTGACAATAAATAAAACATTTTGTAGACTATTTTTAGTGGAAGACTGATTAAGTTCAGCGCCCTATGGCTTGTGCGTGCGCAAGTGTAAGGGAACAAAACGTCTAAAAAGGGCCAGTTCGTTTGTTGGATTGGCTCTTTTGTTTTTTATAGAAACCGATACGAGGAAGCTATGCCTGAAAAAGAATTACTTGAGCAGTTCAACGTGTCTCTTTGTGAGTTCGACTCTAGCCAGTGGCCACGAGATGGGTTTCTAGACCCTGTTAACCGTGTGGTTTACATCAATAGGGATTTACCCGTCGAAAGACGTTTAAAGGTCCTACTGCACGAATTAGGCCACCTAGAACACGATCCTAAACACTATGAGCGTCTGCGAGAAAAGTATGAGGCTCAAGCTAATAGAGACATGATCCGTGGATTGC